TCTCATAATGACCTCATGTTCACCAGCCATTACTGTATAAGTGTCATCATCAAGAGTTATTTTCACAAGTTTATCTGCTGTATAGTTTTTACCACACCAAACAACTTTTCCTAGGCATACTTGCAATGTATCATCTTGAATAGAATATACATAATTATCTTTACCATTTTGATATTCTTTAGACAACTCTTCAATTGTAATTGTTCTTCCATCTAAAAGAGGTATTGGCGTATCTTTCCTAACTGGCAACAAGTTTTTTCTTAAATCAACTTGTCCAGTCAATGGGTCAATAATTGGTGTACGCTTAAAATTATTTGCAATTTCCTCAACATAAGATTTAACATCAGCATCATCAATTGCACCTACAAATATTTTATACACTCTTCGTTCAATAGAACGTTCAAGTCTATATATTAGCATCATATCTTCCATTAAAGATAACATTCTCCAATGTCTTCTAGCTTTATTTAAATAACTAGTACCATAAGGTAAATACAAAGAATCAGTCAATAACCTAAAATGACCAATTTGCCAATTTCTAAATGCTGTTTGTGTATTATTTTCATCTTGCCACACAAACTTCGTGGATAAATCACCATCACTTTTATTAGTATAACCACCAACTGTTGCATATTTGTTTTCAATACCATTTTCTAACCGCTCAACATTAAATACTGGCAACTGCCTCCATCCCGTTACACCCAATTTGTTGTCCACATTTAACAACATAAATTGATTGCCATATTTACACATTGCACGGATTATCATAGGTGCAGTTATTTGCAAATCTAAACGATTGGTAAACAATTCTTCCAAAACATTTTTTATTCTTTCTGATTTTGAGTAAACGTTTACTACATTACCTTGTGGTGAAAGAATACAACATTCTTCAGCAATAATGTCTAATGCTGCACCAATTTCTGGAAAAGAATCCATTAAATCGGCATCACGATACATTAATTTGACGTTGTTAAGTCCAGCAAATGCTTGTACCGATAGGTCTGTATTTGCCTTAATCCATCGATTATTAAGAAAACGATTTTGTTGTAACTCTAATTTTGTTCTGTTAAAGTCTTCTTTGTCTTTAGCTTGGTACAAAACTTCCTTGTCATATGATGACAAATCATATGAGTTATTATGTTGAATTTCAGTAGAACCCCAATTTCCGCTAATTGCTTTATCTAGGTTCTGAAAAACAGTATATACTTTATTTCCCATTAGTTTTTAATATTTTATAAAAAATAAAAAATTATGCTTATAAATAAATATTTACTCTGTATAAAAACAAAAAAATGGATAGGTATAAAACCTACCCATTAATTATTATTGCTTTATTATTTTCCAAACAACCACATGAAATTACCATTAACATTAACTTTATTTAATGTTTTATTATTATAAAATGGCATTTTATTACTAGGTTGCATTGAATATGATGAATTTTCTCTCCGTGTTTCCATGCCACCACCAATCATATATGCGCTTAATATAGCAGAATCTTTACTTTTTGCGCTTAGTAATTTGTTGACCGAAAATTGCATAACAAACAAACCCATTGCCAAACAAGTTATAGAGTCATCATGTGCGCCACTCATGTGGTCCATACGTCCAGTATCTCCTTTAAAAATCCACGTTTCCAATTCATTAATTACCCTAATAGAACGTATTTTAATTTCATTGTTTTTTACCATTCCAGCAAAATTAGATAATACTGGAAATCTATTACCTTGAAAATGAAATCCTGGAAGTTTATCTTGATAATTATTAAACATTGGTTTAGATGCATACTGTAACGTATATGTTTTTTGTGTGCTGTCTTCATAGTATATATTCTTATATCCTAGCTGTATAAGCGTTAATAAACATGCGTCACCAACACCACCAGTTGAATCTACAACAACATATGCATTGTTATATATTTTAGCATAATTACATACAAGTTGACCAATTTCATCACCCGTTCTTTTACCTAAATATTCCATTACTTGTTCAACAATAGGAAAACCATTTTCATCTACACCATCCATATCTATCATTTCAATGGCAGTTCTATCACCAGCATCACCACGAGACGGGTCAACACCGCAAATGTACCTATGACCTTCAATTGGTTTTTTCCAAAACCATGTTTCTTCAACTAATGGGTCTTTCATGTTATCTAAAGGCTCACGAACATTCAAAGTTTGTTGCATTTCTATAAATTCTGGACCAACAACGTTATTTGCAGAACCCATAAATGAAACATCAAGCTCTTGCGCAATCTTCATCGTATCATTGTTGAATGATTTGCACATATCAACATACCAAGGTGATGTAGGAGTCCATCCGTCTTGTTCATATTTTCTCCACTTATCCTCATCATATTTCACAGTACCAGTGGAATCCAATACATCTTCTATTATCCATTCTAGTTCACCACTTGTCGCATTTTTTTTATACCAAGATAAATTTTTATTATAACGCAAATCTTGAAACCATTTAAACTCTACTGCATTATAGTTATTTTCTTTAGATAATGCTTGTTTATAAGTATTATAGTATAATTCATCTTTACCGTTTGGCGTTGACACCATCACGATTTTAGAATTTGGTACTGATGCAGTCGCAGCTACAGCAGAAGAATATACAGCTAAACCATCTTCAATAAACGCAGCCTCATCAAAAATTAATATAGATACCGCAGATATACCACGAGCAGCATTAGGACCACTTGACCTAGCGTATACCTTACTACCATTAAATAATTCTAATTCAGATTTACTGTTTCTTACAAAAATATCTTTTTTGTTTTTTTCTGATTTTGGGTCTGGAGAATAATAATCATCACCCCAATACCATCTTGGTACTTGTAATAAAAAATCCCTAATTTTGATAATTAATTGTTGAGACAAATCTAGTTTGTTACCAATACACAATATTGTCTCTGGTGATTCTTGTGGTGAAAAAACCATTTGAGCCGCAGCCCACGCAGAAGTGATTGTTGTAATACCAGCTTGTCTATGTTTAATGGCAATACTTGCTTTGTTTTCAGAAAGACTTTTTAAAAATGCTTTTTGTCTTGGGAACAAATTGAATGGTGTTAATTTACCAACACTAGCATTAAATGTTGACAAATATTTTTCAATAAAATATATTCTAGTTTTATCTACATAAGATTTGGCATATTGATTAGCCATTTCTTGCATATCAATCATAACATTAAAATTTATTAACTTATTTTTAATCTTGCCACACGATATTCAATTTCACCATTTTCATCATAATAATCATCTACAACAATATTTGGTTCTGAATTTAATCTATTGTATATTGAAGCCATTTCATCATGGTTTCTAGTGTGCTTTTCACTTCGACAAATACTTCCTACACATTCAACAAATGCCTTAAAAATTTTATAACCTAAGCCCATATGTTGGTATCTTGGCATAATATCAATATGTGGAACATATAATTTTTCCCCATCTTCCGTTGCAATTGTTTCACATTTCAAATCGACAACGTATAAAGGTAAATCAATATCATTAATAGAAACAACACAATTAAAAAAACCATGTTCTTGAGAACCATTAACCAAATTTAAATCAATATACAAATCATCACTTTTACAATTTTTGATTAGTTCAATAAATTCATCATTGTCATCATTATCCACTCCATCATTTTCGATTATGAAAGAATCAATATCTTCTTCATTCATATAATCATCTTCAATAACCGATTTTTCACTATTTTTTAATTGTATTGTGTTTGTTAAATCATCCATTTCATAATCATGTGTTGCAATCATTAATAATTCATCACAATATTGTTTACCATGTTTTGTTTTAGCAAGAACTTCTTTGATTTCTGTGTTAAATTCATCTATCGGTAATGAACAAATATTCATGAAATAATATGGTAAAACTTTAGTATTATCCACATTATTAAACAACAAATCACACAATCCAACACCAAACCTTAAATCCCAAGGTTCTGCAAGTAAAAAATCGCTTTGTTTGATTATATATTCTGCCTTATTGTTATCTTTTGGCAAACCATGAGAAGCAAATAATTCAAAAAAACCCCTAAGTGCTTCGTTTAATAAAAATGGGAATATGATACCTTGTACATTAATCACCGTCTTCTCCCCAACACGACCCAATTCAACTTCAACACATGAACCTTGTTTTGGATTCTTGTCAGATATTTTTTCTTCTTGTTCAAATAATAAAAAATCGCTCAATAATCTAATCTTGTCGTATAGTGGCGGTAACGTATTATCTAATTCATATATTTCATTTAAAAAATATTTAGAGCTAGAATATTTGTATGCCAATCCTAATGTTAAAGAATTAATAAAACGTCTCTTTAATATCACTTTAGAAGCATTTTCAAAGTCATTTAAATCTTCAAAATCAAATTGTCTTTCATCACAACTTTCTGGCATTAATCTAAAAGAATGCTTCGGTTCTATTTTTTTAACTAAATCACAAAATAACTCAACTGTTTCATTTGGAATATCGAATAATGATGCAATAACATTTTCACAAATTTTAATTAAATTTTCTTTTATTGGTTCTTCCTTTTCTTGACATTCAACAATATATTGTGATAATAAAGTTGATGTTTTATCAACATCAATTCCGTTAAACTCACTAGATTGAATATTATCAATTATATCTGAATATCTTTTTTTTATTATTTTATATTCAAATGGAAAATCTTTTTCTGGTGGGAAT